TACCACTACTGTTAATAGTTTGATTTGCTGTTGCAAAACCTACATCACTATTTGCACTTGCTGCACTAATAGTTAAACTAAACGGTTGTGACGTATCATTTGTAGTTTTTGTTACTATCAGATTGCCGCCTGTAGTTTGTCCAGCTGTAACATTCGGAATACTAGCATTATTAATTTTTTGTATAATTTCTGTTAAGTTATAAACTTTTCCGCTAGTACCAGTTTCTGTTGCAATTACTTCACTTGCAGCAAATGTACTAGAAGAATTGTTTACTGCAAAGTTTCTGATATTAGTAATATATGGTGCAGAATCTAATGCGTTTTTAGTTGCTGTTGTGTCTGATGCTAATATTGTAAAAGGATCTGTATAAGAGTTATTAGTAATAGAATTTACTAGTTCCATATCATTATTCGCTAATGCATCTAATTCACTATCAAACGATCCGCCATAGAACGATTGTAGCACTCCAAAATTTAATCCAGATGCATTTGAAAAATAAGATGCTAAGAATGAATCCCATGAACTTAAACCACTTGTGTTAATAAATGCTTGTCTTAGTGTTTCAATTGCAGATATTCTAGCACTAACAAGTGTAGATATTTGACTAGTATTTGTTACAAACGTTGAATTAAATGCTTGTGTAAATCCTTGTTGTATTGTTACGTTAGTAACTGAACTCTCAGAGTCATCAAATGAAATTGTTACACCGTCGATAATTAATTCTTTGCCACTAGTCGGTCCACCAGTGATCGTTGGATTAACTACTGTTCCTGTTTTAGTTACATCTTGGAATACAATATTCGAAACTTCGTTATCAAACACAAGTGTTTGATTAACACTACTACTTTGACCTAGTATTAGTGTAGACCCATGCGGAACGCCAGATGTGTTTAAATTTTCTGTTCCTGTTAGTTCAATAGTATTAAGTGTTGTACTTTCACTTGTTCGCTGAATCGTAACTACTGTTCCGTCAATTGAAATAGTTTGTCCGTCACTTGGAATAATAGGCAGTGAATTTCTGCCAATAACTTCAATTGGATCGTTTGGTCTTTGTAGTCCACTTGATCCGTCTGGGTCACGCATTCTCCAAACATAGCCTTCTTGTATAACTTTGTCGTTGAATTTATAAGCTACACGATTATTCCATGCATCAACTTCTTGCCAGTCTCCGCTAAAGTCATATGCAGTTTTGTTTTCTACAGGAAATGCTGTAAAGTCTTCTTTGTTTATTACTCTATAGTCTGTTTCTGTTAATAATGGTAAGCCAGCAGTTACAAAATCATTTTCAAATTGATCCATGTCTGCTAAAGACTGTGTATTGTATTTTTTTGCAGCTCTAGTTCTAAACACATTTTCTGTAGAACCAGTAACTAATAAATTACTAGTAGGATCTATGTTAATGATATCTTCTGTAATAATATCGCTAACATCATCTGCATGAAATTGCACAACTTGCGGACTAGTTGATAAAATGTCTGTATTAAGTTCAAACTCTACAGTATCTCTACTTCTGATATCACCAAAGTCTGCTGTACGCAATGCCCACATTTCATATAAGTTTGCATCAGCTTGTCCGCCGAGCATACTTGTATTTCTCATAAATGCATTAAGTCCAAATTTAGTACCTCTGTATTTTCTTGTACTTTTTGTAAAGTTGAATACAGTGTCGTTGTCTAAATTTAAATATTCGCTCCACTGCGGTTTATTATAACCAACGTTAAATCTAGCAGTATCAGTCATTTGTGTATTATTAACACCTGCACTAGATTCGTTAAAGTATTCTAGTGTACTATTTGCTGTAGTATCAAAGTTATCGATAATTGTATTATTGTTTACAAGATATCCAGGTGTATATAGTTTACCGTTCCAATCTTTTGTACGTGCACCTTTCCAAATAACACGCAAATGTCTTTGACCTATTTCTGGTTTATAGATAACATCGTCAAAATCTGTTTCATTGTCAACAACAAGTACATGTTCTAGTTCAACACGGTATAAACGAAGTCCAAGTATATTTGTATCATCTGACTTTGTTTCAATTGTTGTAATAGGATCTTCCGAAGAGTTGATAGGTCTACTAACTACAATTTTGTTAGCAGGTACAGCACTACCTGTTTCATCTATTAGGTTATTAATTCCGTCATAACGATTTATAACAGTGTCGTAGTATCCTCTTGTTCCATCATTAATTTCAAACTTCTGTGTATCTGGAATACAAACATATGTTTTGCCAACCTCTGCTGTTTCACTCCAACGAGCAAACAAGTCTGCTGTTGTTTTCCAATTTGTAATCCAACCTTCAGATTTTAAGTATTCGCCATGTCCTAATAGGAAACTGTATGCATCTTGTAAAGAATTAAATGTAGTGCCATAATATATTCTACTAGGTGTATTCAAAAACTTAGTATATCTAACAAGGGATGTATTTGCTAAATTTACATAAACTTGTCTACTGTTTTCTGCAGGTTTAAAGTAATTTGCATACAGTGTATTTCTATCAATGCCTGCAACTCTGAATCCAACTTCAAGTTTTGTAAATTGTAGTGCACCCATAAATGTTTCTTTGTTAGGCTGATTTAAGTAAAGTAGTGTTTGAATATTTTCTTCAGGTATAGTTACTTTACCTTTATCTTGACTACTTTCTAGTACAACACTTTGTCTATTAGGATTAACAAACCCACCTGCTTTAATAATTGGCTGCATCGCTGCTCTTGTAAATCTATCAGCTAGTGTATTTGCATTAGTGTTATTATATTCTGCAAAGTCTACAATAGCATTGTTAAGTCCAGTTTTATAACGTTTAGCTCCTTGACGTAAAAATACTTCTGTAGTGATAGTTCCTTCGTCAAATACAAGACCCGGCTTACTTTGATAGTCTTTACCGGGATTGGTAACTGTAATGCCAACTACACGATTGTTTTCTACAATTGCTCGTGCAGCGCCTTCTGAACCATAGTTTCCAAAAATATTAATTGATGGTACAGTTGTTACATCAGAACTCGATTTTACAAGTATTCTTTCAATAATACTGTCGCTATAATTTATGTTTGAAATAATTTTATTTTTATAATTACCAAGTCCACGTAAGTCGCTATCAATAACAATGTCGTCTGGAATATTAGCATTACTAATAATACTTCTATTAGTACTGTCATAATATGTATTTGTAACCCACAGTGGACGCAGTCTTAATAGTGCAAGTATTTGTAAAATTTTAAATTCGCTTGTTTTAACCCATTCAAATTCTACATTACCCATGTCGCCAAATGTAAAGTCAGCAGCACGTTCCACTGTACCAGGTGCTGTTACAATACCTGCTGTTACTGGGCCATTTAGTTCGCCACTTACTGTAACTAGTGTATTATTATCCCAATCATATCCTGTATAAGCATATGCTTTATTATATTTTGGAGCATCATCTGGATTATTATAGTGTCCTGTTTTTAATGCATTAATTAGCGAGAAACGTCTTGCAGAATTTGTCCAATTATATTTTGAATCCCACCAAGTTGGCTTTGTATTATGACCTAACATTTCCCAAGGATGTGTATGAGGACGTACTGTATTGAAATAGTATGTATAGATTCCTTTCCAGCCTCCGATGCCGTTACCAACACTGCTATAATTCCAAGTAAACTCATCTGCAGAATCAAATGAAGAATCAGTTAGTGTAGTTAAATTTTCAGTAACTGAATAATGTTTAAAGTCTGGTTCCAATGCTGCAATAAAGTTGTCCCAATTATAAGGAGTAGGTCTGTTTGCATTTGGCATTATTTCTTTATAATCAACTACAGTTGAAATATTTTCGTTTAAGTTGTTATAAATTCTTAGTTCTAAATCCCATAATGCAGCATCATTGATACTGAAGTCAACACTAGATCTATTTGTTAAGTTTGATCCTGATCTTTCAACAATACTTCCGTCATGTCCTTCGATATAACTTGTGTCAACTGTAGGCTGATACATTTTAATAAGTCCTAGTTTAACTGCACTAGGAGGTACGTAACTTACAGTATTTTGAGGATACCAACGTATGTGTGTAGCAACTGTATTGTTAGTTTTATATGTAACAGATTTAGTTATAGTGATTTTATTATCAGACAGTGTATAATCAACGCCTTTAACTAAACTATGCCAACCGTCTGCATCTTCAACCCATGCTTGAATATGATTTTTAGCGTCATGATATGTGTTGATAATTTGTGGTAAATCAAATACAAGTGTTTCGCCTGATATGCTAACATAGTCTACACTTTCATAATCTTTAAACATTGCCATATTACTATTAGCATATGGACTGTTAATACTTTTTCCTAAATTAATACTTGCAAGTGCACCGTCAACAATTTCATGTACAGGTGTTTCAATTGGAGTCTGCTTGTGTAATTGTTCTACTTTACGTAAGAATTGTTTTTTAAATTTTTTATAACTACGGGCAGCATACTTTAAACTATTATAAACATTAGTGTCAATATCTGCACTCAATTGATTTAGTAGTGCTGTACTGTAAGGCTGTTTTCTAATTGTTCCATCGAAATCATGTGCGTGTGGCAAATCGACATAGTTGTTGTCACCAAAGTAGTCACCTGTAAAACCTGGCATACGTGTCATTCCACGACGCAAATGTTCTTGTAAATCTCCAAAGCTAACTTCTGTTGCCCAGTCATTCATTGCATTATATAAATGTGTATCTGCTGGTACGAAATTGCCGTCAGCATTAACAGATAATTCTGCATCACTATGCCAGTATACATCTACTGTATCATTATTGTTTGCAGTTACAGTTAGTTTGGTATTTGCAATTGTATAATTTGTAGATGTTTTACCATTAACAAAAACTTCAACGTTTTTATGATCGGTATTATCATTGATCCAAATTAAACCAGTATTAGTTGTGTTGCCTACTTCACGATATCTAATAACCGATCCTGTAAATGCAGCATTGACTTGAATTTCAGTGTTATATGCATCTGTGTTTATTTTTGTAAAATTAGAAAGTACGTTGCCGTCAAAGTCTGTAAACTCTAAATCATTTATGCTAAAGTTAGATTGTACATAGTATGTTCTATCTTTACTCATAAACAAGTCTGGATTAACATCTGATACGTTGTGTAATCTTGTAACAGAATTTTCTGTGCTTGTAGTAGCAAATTTAAATCCGTTTTTGTCTTTGTGAACAACAAATTTATTATCTGTGTTTAGATCAGTTGTACCTAATTCTACAACAACATCTCCTGTTGCAATAAAACTAGCATGACGTTTTACAGGCTGACCATTTCTTAATAATTTCCAGCCATTATAATATTTGTCAGCATCTAACATTTTATAGAAGTAATAACCTGTAATTTCTTCTATGTTTCCTGTGTCAAATGTTTGATGATAAGAATTATTTTCTTTAATAACATTGTACTCGTAGCGTTTTGCTCCGAGCTCTAAGTCGAAACTTAATCCAGGTGTATTGCCATAGTCGACATAACGTGGGGCAAACCCTAAACTTTCATCAACACGCCCAGAACCTTTTCCATAGTCAAAAATTCTATCGCCTTTGAATGTACTATTTGGATAAACTGTTGTATCTTGTAGTTCTACTAAATCTGTATCATATAACTGGAACAATGCACCTTGACTTGTATGTTCTTTTTGTTGTCCGTACACCCATGTTGTGCCATCCCAATACCATTCGCTTCCACTATAAATGTATCCGTTGTAGCTATCATAAAATACAGCATTATATCCGTTAACACACATTATTTTATGACCTACTTCATAATCTGTTAAGTCGTATATAAGTGTTAAAGCTAAATTACCTGTTGCATATCCGCTTACACGGAATATTTTATTATTGTAATTTACATCTGTACAGTTAGTGAATAATACTAGTTCGTTGTCTTCTATTACTCTAGAATATATTTGATTCCAATATTTACGATTTTCATACTGTGTTGGGTCGAATGCTTCGCCATGTGTTTGCTTACAATCCCAATAAGTTATTTCTCCGCCGATTGTTCTTTTAACTAAGTCACCTTTATTGTATCCTTTATGAACCCATTCATCGGAAACTAAATGCCTTGCAATATCAAAGTAAGTTTGTCCAATAATATCATTTGCAGGATCTAATTCATCAAACATATAATCAACAAATGTTAAATGTTTTGTGCCGTAATTATATTTTTTAATATTTGCTTTGTATTCGATAATAGGTCTTGTTGCACGGAATATTTCTTTTGTGTATAGTGCAGGATCTTCATCTAAGAAATCACAAATATTTTCGATTGTGTTTTGTTTAACCCAAAGATTACTACGAGCCCATGCACTTTGATCTTGACTTGTGCGTTCTTCAACTGTATATTCACGTGCTTGCATTTTTAGTTCACGTAAATCAAAAGGTTTAAATTCAAAACTTTCCTCAACCTGGTCAAACCTAGTAGGAGCTCTTCCGCTGTAAATTGTTTGGTTAAACCATACTCGTTTACCGTAATTATCTACATTTCCTACCGGAACAAATTGCTGTGTAAAACTAATACCTTCTGGTTTACCTACACCGTCGACAATGTAAATTTCTTCTTTTTTATGTGTTCCGCTAACAGTCCAGAAGCAATGTATTTCGATTTCATCTCCTAAGTTAGGCGCTGTAGTAAATTCATACTCAGTTGCACTAATTTTATTATAGTCAACTCCTTCTGTTTGTAAAACATTGTTTAAATAAACGTTACTTTCTGTTGGGTTACTAATAGGACTTGTAAATACTTGATTGTTTGCAACTGTCTGATGTATACGTTCAATATCGATACTTTCAAATCGAATACGCATGCCGTTTTCAAGTGTAAGTGTTTTACCATTACTTAATGCTGGAGATGTATATTCAAATTTTCCAATAATATCATCGATTGTAATAGGATTACTTGCATTTGGAATAAGATCAATAACAGGAATTGAATCCAGCACCCAAAAGTATTTGTGATAGTTTACAAACATATCATAATTAATTGGCAAGTCTAATGTATAGCCTTCTTCATCAAAAACTCTGCTGTTTTGATTTAAGTGCACTCCACTAAAATTCATATTATGAAGTAGGTCATCATATGTAATAGCGTTGGTTACAGATCCGTTTGTGTCTTTGTTTACAAGACCCGGAACAAACTGATAAGGATCACTAGTTCTTCCATCTTCAACATATGAGTCATCAATATTTCTTGTGTGTGTTTTTGCACCTACATAGTGATTAATAGCTTGTAAACTACCGCTACTCATCAATTGTTCTAGTGTACTATCTAAGAAACGTTTGTTTACTTGTGTTCTGAAAATCTCAGGCAACAATCCTGTAACGTTACGAGTCCCTACATATTCTGTACTTTCGCCAGGTCTAGTAATTAGTGGGGCATCAATTGGATTTGCTCTGTAATTCTTGCTCATACGATGCTTACTCCGGAGTTAGCTGCAATACTTGTTGGATTTGCAACAAATGCATTTGTTATTGTAATATTAGAAGTATTTAAGATTGGAACAAATAGCTCGTCGCTGTCGCATCTAATTTCAAATAAGTTAGCTTCAAAGTCACTAACTGGAGCAATTGTTACTTGACTTACTTGTCCGATCATGTTATTATGAATATATGCTGCTAGCTCAGTGAAATAGAAAGTTTCACCAAAATCCCAGTTATTAATATTGAAATAATCTTCTATTAAACGTACTACTTGTTGTTTAATTTCAGTATCACTAAGTGTAGAATTACTTGTTTTTGTTACATTAAAACCTGCTTGCAATTCTTCACTTGCTAAGTCTCCAAACAATACCTTATACTTGACAGGTCTGTAAATAACCTGATCACTAATTGTTTTTTTGCTATCTAATCTTGCAAACAAATCGTTTAGTTCGTGTACAGTTGGCGGATTAGGTTTTGTAAATTCTCTGCCATCATTTTTAGCCCAAATTCTAAAATCATTATCATAGCTTTCTAGTAGTACAAATGTGTCAATAATATTTGTAATACTTGGATCAATGACCTGTCCTAAGTCTGCAATTCTATTATACTTTGTGTGCAATTTCGCTCTGCCAGGTACAATTTCTGTGCCGTTTGGATCCCATACTTTATACTGAAATCCGTCAACATATCTAATACCTAGTTTAGTAGTTTGCGATGTAGCAATATCGTGATATGCTGCAGGGTTATCCGGGAATCCGTCGTTGTCTGGATCTGCTAGTGCTACTCTAATTTTGTGTGGATCTGTATAACCATCATTATACGTAAAATATCCTGTAGCATTAAACTTATAATCTTTATTGAGTGGTGTATGATCTGTGCCGCTAGATGTATTAATACTCAATACTGTAACACTGTCTCGACTTGGTTTTAGTGTTTCGCTACTAAATGTTTCTGCAAAGTTTAAATTACCAAATTTAACTTTTTGATCACTGCCATATATAAGTCTTGTTTTTCTTGTTAATATTTCCCACTTGTCAGTCTGATAGTTAATACGTATAATCCAACTATTGTCGATACCTGTGTTACTTGCATCACCTTCGTTGAATCTGCTCCAACTTGCTACACTGTTATTTGTAATTCCACTTGCAGGTAAATCTGCACTATCGACTACTAACCATTGTTGTCCAGCAGCATCATATCTTAGTGCAAAACTATTATTATTTTCTAGTTTTGTTAATACTTCAGTTTTAATATTATCTGTAAGTTGTGATTCCCAACTTGGAACAATACGTCTGATACGTGCACCACTTGGTACAATTTTGTTTAATACAACTGCGCCACGACCACGCTCGTCAATACCAGTTGGAATACCAGTAGCGTCATCTATGCCAAGTCCTGTAATGTTTAAACTAACTACTCTTGTCCATACACTGTCAGCGTTCGCTACTTCTACTACTGCAACTGCTCCGCTGCCTCCAGTTGATTGTGCTTCAAATTCAATGCTGGTAGCTTCGTTATAGTTAATACCACTATTTTCAATGGTAACACTATGAACTGCACCATTGGCAACATCTGCAGTTAACACTGCGTCCGTGCCAACACCTTTAATTTTAACTATAGGAGCGTCTATATAACCGCTACCGCCATTTAAAATGTTAATACTTTTGATGTATCCGTCTTTAAATGGAAATGTTACAAATTCAACTAATCCGTTAATTTCTGCTTTACGAAGCGGGTGTTGTGCCATTTCGCCTAAACGCTGTGGAACACCGTTTAGTGTAATATTGCCTGTACAAGTTTTATGACTTTTAGTAACTTGATTCCAACGATAAACATTTGTTTCTGTATTATCTGCAGTTACGTAAGTAATATAAGAAGTAGTGTCTGTATATTCTTTAGTAAAGTTATAGTTACCCAATGGACCATAATAATGTCTTGTATAGTAAAAGTTTTTAACTTCTGCATTATCTAGTAAAGGTCTTAAATGCTGTTGATATAATGCTTCACTGTTTAAATTTGTTGGCAAGTTAACAACTTTACGACTAGTAACATCATCTGTATACAAATAACCATCGTCAAAATATTGAGTTGCATCACTGTATGTTGCAGTTGGATCATTAAAATCTCTAAAGCGGCTGTGTCCGCTATGAATACGATTTACACTTTTAATTTTTCTAATGTTGTTGCTAACAGTGAGTGGATAAATGCTGTAATCTTCTGCTGTGACCATACGATCCTGTGTAGCAAAAAATCTACTTGCATTTGCTTTGATACTGTCGATACTTTCTCTTGCACTTGCATTGTTTATAGTTTCTTTTAAACTACAGTCTAGTGTAGCTCTATACGTTGTACCATCATGTCCTACATAATCAAATACAATAGTAGTGTTACCAATGTCACTAGGTAATAATCTATAAGTTAAGTTAAGACCTGTTCTGTACCAAACACGAATTGTTCCACGTGGAATATTACCAAAGTTACCGTCGGCAAAAACAATACTTACTTGATCATTTTCTCTACTAGATACTGTATAAATGTCACGTTGATTATTTTGTAAACTATTATAAACTGCACTTAGTCCATACAGTCTGTCAATTTGTGTCCACGTTTTGAGAACTTGTCCTGCTTCGTCGATTGTTTGTACCCAAATGTTACCGTTAGCAATGTTTTCTGAATTAACATCTATTACCATGTTTGGTAAACCGTTTTCAATATTAAAATCTTTAAACTCTAGTGTACCTTGTTTCAATCCCATAAAGAATCCAGTGTTTGCACTGTCTGTACTACTGTTGTCGTTACGATACAACAAATCTATAACACCATAAGGATTAGGTGCTTTTTCTTCTAACTTTCCTAGTGTTTGATTATAGTAAACACTGTGTGCACCAAATGCTGCTCTACCGCCGTTTACTTTCCCTGTAAAATTAAAAACAATTTCGTTATTCAAACTGTTAGTTCTATAAATTTCATTACGTATATTATTACTATCTGTAAATTTAGCAAACGGCTGTCCAAACTGACTGTTGTTTTGTAATACTGAATTCATAACAGTTAAGAAATTTTGATAAGTATCTGGATTGTTTGTACCGCTAAATTGTACAAACTTGTTTGCAAGGCTGTTGCCATTTACATCGTAAACTTCTTCTGTTGTTTTAATACTGTTTACTTTTAAATATCCGCTGGCAACGACATTTCTAGTAGGTGTATATCCTAAAAATTCTGCAATACGTAAGGCGCTTTCTCTACGCTCAGCAGTACTTAAAAAAGTCTCACGAGCATTTAAGTCGTTTCTAAATGCTAAGTTATGTCCAAGGAATGCCATAAGTTCCATTAAACTTACAAATTCACTTGAACTAATCCAGTCGTTAAAGTTTTCTGGATAATTATTGTTTATGTATTCTACCATTGTATTACGAATGGTATCAAAATCATATGCTTGGAAATTTGCTTGTGCAAAACTTTCGTATATTACACTAAAGTCTTCTGCAGCAAATAAACTGCTTTGTCTTGCGCCTTGTGCCATTATGCTATCTCACCTACAAAATTTAGATATAGTTCTTCTGCTGTACCTGTATCAACGTATTCTATTTTTGCATGAACATTAATAGTGTGATCATCTGGTTTTTGTAAAAAGGTACTAATTAAATTCCAACGTGGATCATTATTAATAATTCTTTCCACATCTTCTTTGATTACACTTTCTGTGTAAGAATCCATTGGTTCAAATAACATTTCCCAAATTATACATCCAAATCCTGGATTCATCACTCTTTCACCACGACGAGTGTAAAAGTGGTTTGTTAAGTCACGTTTTGCTAAATCCTTATCTGTAAGGATTCTACTTTCTGCTAATTGTCCAATTGAACTATATCCGATATATGTTGCCATAATAATATTTATCCATAAATTATGTGCTAATATAATTTATTAAATTCTTATAATGGTGTTGATAATATCTTGGTCTTTTAGTGATTTTGTTACAATAATTTGTGTGCCAACAATTGTATAATCAAATATATTTTGAACCAAATCGCCATTTATGTAAACTTCTAATTTTTCCACTGGACTCATACTAGGAGCTGCTGGAATAGTAAATGTAGTTGTGGTTCCATCATATACAAACTTGTTAGTTAGTAATGTATTTTCATATTCTTTTACTAACTGCCTTTTATTACCTTCCGGAGTAAATGGTAAAAACTGTCTAGTTTCAGCATAGTATGCAAATCTTGCTCTTTTAAGTTCTTCTTGTGAATATAATGCAGTTTCGTTATTACTTCGCATTGCATGTATGCCTTGCGTTCTAAACCAACTACGAGGTTTATTTTTTCCGTAGTCTGCTAGTCGCAACATTGTTGCAGCTTTGATACACTGCTCTTTGTTGTATTTGCTTCTCATCATCATACTAGCAACTGTGTTCCAGTCTTTATCTATAATATACTGTCTCATATCATAAGTTGTTTCGTTTGCGTATACAAAATGAATTTTGTTTACTGCCCAAAAGTAAAGCATAAGACCGTCATAAACACACTGCGGTAGTTCTGTTATGCCATATGATTTTAATTGTCGTCTATAGACTTGTAATTGTTTTTCAAATTGATCAATCCATACATTGTATGCTTCTTGTTCTGTAATACCACGACTAACTGCGCCTTCACCGTAGCCAAAGCCGTCATAGCCAACGTACTTGCCAAAGTTTAGTGCAGCAAGTTTTCCCAGATCAGAAATTTCTATTGTTTCAATAGCAAGTTCAGTATTAAAACTAGCTTCGTCTAATACTGTAAAATCTGTCCATATAGTTTTATATTGATTTTCAATAGTAGTTAACATTATACATTCCTACGTAAGTCATTTCTAGCTTCCATCATTACATCGCTTTTCCAACCTCGACGAGTTCGTGGATTTGAATTTCCTTCAAATGTACGAGCTTCTCCTACTAGGGCTATCGTAGCTAGACCAGGAGATCTATCATAATATAAGTTTGCATCTGGCACAGTGTTTGGTTGCCCTGGTGCTTGTGCAATTTGACCTAAACGTGAGCCTCGTCTGCCGCCTCTGCCGTTTTGTGGACCTTGTGTAGTTTGAATATCTATACTGTTTCTGTCTATATGTTGGTCAATGTATTGATCAGAGTAAATGCTTGCACGTTCTTTTTCTTCTTCTTTTTGTGCGTCTCGTCTAACATTGCTACCACCTCTGTATCCGCCTCTTGCTCCAGAACTACTTCCTAAGCTAAAGTCATTTTCGTCTGGATCTACAGGATCACTTTTTGCTTGTGCAGCAATTTTATCAGACTGTGCAGCGTGTCCTCCCCAAGGTTCGTGTTCTGGTACACGATTTGTTATTGATTCTTTTACTTCTCTGTTAACAGCTAAAGATCCTACTGTAGGTCTTGTAGCACACGTTGCAGGCGGTCCGTTTAAATCTATTAAGTCTGCTGTTGCTTTCATGTGTGGTCCTGCACGTAAGTGCATAACACTTTTTGTACACAGTTTCATATCATCTTGTGCATATAACTGTATTTGATCAACAGTGGATTCCATTTTTATGCCGCCATCGCCACGTGCTCTTATATTAATAGTTTCAGCATCAACATTAAATTCATCGCCTGCATAGAAGTTTATACTTTCCTTGGCATGCATACTAATGTTGCTTTCACTGAATACGTCAATGTTTCCATCTGGATCTATTTCAACCCAGCCTGTTCCGTTTTGGTTAATAATATAAACAATACCTGCACTATCGTTTAAAAGTATTTGTGCACCACGACCACTGCGTAATCTAATTAAGTTGTTATCACCATCTTTGCGGTTCTTATCTGGTACAAAGTTTGTACCTTTTTTATATGACTCGGTACCGTCATCTAATACTAAACTGTGGCCGCCTGGACTGTTAAACCCGCTTACTCTACTAGGTGATTCACGTCTAGCACCACTACTAGAATGTCCTCTGTGTGCATCTAACCCAAGTCCTTGTATTGCAATACCTTGCGACACTGGGTGCTTTCTTCTGGTGCCATCATGCTTTTTTGAAACGTGGTGATCATATGCACTTTGTACATCACCTTCTAATGTATCTGGACTTGCAGGATATCCGCCTTGCATAGCATTTCGATTAATATCAGGAAGTACGCCTAATAAAAAACCTTCTTGTTCAGCACCAGTAAATGCAACTAGTACTTCTGTACCCGGCGCAGGCGGAGTCCAAGTAGCACCGTAGTTATTACTTCCTAAATCGCCCTGAATAGTACCCCCAAATGGACTCATTTGTCTAACTTTGTGAAACTTATGTCTTTCTTCAATTGTATCTTTTTTGCTTATAATCTCAGATCCAACTATGTCTACCCAAATGTGTTGTTGATAACGTTCGTCTGCAAAATCGACAACTTTAGCAATAAACACGCCGTTAAGTTTTCGCATACCTTGACTATTTTCTCTATCATAAAAGTCTGGAATACCAATTGAACTGCGATTAGATCCTGTAAATTTATTTGCATTTGCCATTTTATCTCACGTAACCTCTCATTAATTCTTCGTACGTTAGTTGATTGTTTGTATTCGTATCTCTGTAAGACCTTAGAAGCATTGTAAATTCGCCGCCGTCATATCTTGCTTGTACTTGTAGTACTACGTACAATCCTGTAATTGTAAATTGACCAGTTGCTTCTCTACTACTTATACTGCCCATTAATCCCGAATCCATGTCAGGATATGTTGGAAAGTTTAAATTTAAGAAATAATAAACTCCGCCGGTCATGTACTCAGCACCATTTGATTGACCTAGCCAATAGGGATCTCCTCTTATGAAAATCTGCTGTTGCATTAAATCGCCGAGTGCATTTAAGTTTAGCTCCATTGCACCTAGCATACTAGATCCAATGTCGTCGTTTTTCTTTTCAGGTCCGCCGTTGGCAAGTGAATTCACCGGAGCGTATTCAAATCTTTGCGGTAAATCTTCTCTTTCATTTGATACATTATAGTTTCCACTTCCTGAGAACAATTCACTTTGTGTAATATATTTGTTTTCTATAGGAGGAATTCTAGTAGAACGGCCAGAATATCCTTCACGTTGTTGTTTTAGTGCAGAGGCATATGCTTCTTCTGCTTCTTTTAAATCTATTTTAAGTTGTCTAAGTTTAGCACTTATTTCATCTTGTTGATTGCGTAATTCAGTTATACGTTTTCGTTGTCTTTGTCCTTCGAAATCTCTAGGATCAGTATTATTAGTTTGTATTTCAATATCTTTATTAATTCTTTTAAGTTGAAGTTCAGCTGCTGATATTTGCCCTTCTAATAATGATGATTGATTTTTCTTTTCATTTGTTTCTTGTTGTCCTTCGAAACTACTACCAGTGAATACATCGGATGTATTTCGAAGTGCACCACTATTAAGTGCTTGAATAGCATAGTATGCTGTATCTAATTTTATATCTAAATCTAAAACTTCTGTGTTTAGACCAGTCAACATATAATCAAATCTCTTTTTGAGTAATCCTTTTTCAAATATGTTAGCAAGCCTGTCTTGTTGAAGATCTTTACTTACATGAAGTCGTTTGAAACTAACTGGATCATGAATTAGCGTTGGCGCAATTATCGAATCGGCACTGTATGTAATTTCTTTTTTATACTGTTTTGCAACAGCGTCATACATAAAATATTTTATATCAGTGTTGAACGAAACCCATTTTGTTAGTTCAGCTAGCTTAACAGGATCTGCTTCTCCTTCATCAGGGTCATTTTTTATAAACTGACCTTTGTCAGTTAATATTTGTTTAAATTCTCTAGTTTGGAATAACGCTGTAGCAATCGCTGCATTTAGTGCTGTACCTTGCGGCAAAGTAAATTTTAAAGTACCGTCTCCTGTTACACTAATACCACGAGTTTGCGATAGTGCTTCAGTATTAACTTGGTCAAACTTCCAATTAGCCCATTCTTCGGTTGTCTTAAAGAAATATCTATCACGTTCAACTTGTCCTTTATTTCTTGCTAATTGTTCTTCTAATTGTTCGTTGTGTCTTGTTTCAAGTTCTTTTAAAAAATCTCCAAATGTTGTAACATTATTAATATGAAGTTCTTCTTTTATATGTAACTCTAATCTGTTAAATGCTTCGGTTTTTGTTTCAATAAAATTTCCGTAATATGTACTTACTCCGTCTTTAAAATCAAAAGTTATTCCGGTACAAGTAGTTGAATAATAGAACGGTCCTGGACCGCTTACAGCTCTGTCACCTACCCAGCCTTTGAATTCCAACTTCATAATATAACAAGCAAGTAAGTGATTTTCTATACCTAATCTTTGTGCAGCTTCAACAATTCTATTGAATAATGTAAAACCGCCAGGTTCTACAAATGTAACTGCAAAGGTGTTAGCCGCTGCATTTCTATTTTCTTGTTCAAAACTTAATACTAAATCTTGTATAACTGATTGTAAACTAACTTCATCGTCTACACCAGTTTGACTTATGATAATAGAGTCGTCACCGTCAGCTATTTCTGCTAGGCGATCTTGTTCCATTTTCAGCGGATGTACCATGTATATAGTCCATTGATATGAAAATGTATCATACTGATTAAGAGGATTAGATATATAATGACTTGTACCTGCCGGACGTCTACTTCTGCCAGGTTCTTTACCTGCTTTTGTTTCATCTGTTACGTCTTCACCTGCGCCGCCGAATGCGTCTAAGTCAGATGTTTCAGCTTCTTCAGAACTTGCAGCAAGACCACCATTTAAGAATATTGCTTGTTCTTCTTTACGTCTGTTAAATAAACCTTGTGAAAATTCACCGCCTGCTTTGTTGTATTCCAACATTTTTTGAGCAATTTGTGATTTTGATCTAGTACCGTTTGCTGTTAACTGATCAATACTGCCTATGTTATATGCAAAACTAGTAAGTGCGTCTCGTTCTTGCGGCGTCCAGTTATATCTACTGTCGTACTTGTCTACTCTTTCCCGATATACAGAAAGTTGTTGTTTAAATAAATCATATGCTTGATCTCGTGTGACTTGCATATTAGGTTTATTGTTAGGGTCTGTACTACCTGCATAAGAACCATGACCTATACTCCATTGTTGGACGTCCCAATACGGATCTGCACTAAATCCTTCTTTTCTAATAATGTAGTCGATTATATCTTCAGCCATTAACGACTCCCGGTATTACGGAAAGATACAGGAACAACGATTTCTAATCCTGCTACAAAATCGTTTAATGGATCTTTAAGTTCTTCTCTATTATAATGTGCAATAACCCACCATAAGTTTGCATTACCAAACAAATCATATGCTAACAAATCAGGACGTCTGTCATACTTTGGTTCAACTTTCATAGTTCTCGTTTCAGGACTCAATGAGTCGATTGTTAATTTAGGATTATATATTTCTAAATATTTACGATTTAAACTAGTTTTAGAATAGTTACTGTTATCTTTATAATTTATTTTCATTAGATAAATCCTTCACCGTACAAGCTACCATTTAAAAATCCATGTTTACTAAACACTTGCTTTTGCCTGTCAGGATTTTGTTGCTGCATCAAGTCTATTGAAATAGTCTGTAATACTGGAACACTTTGACCATTTATTTCTACTAGATCAACACCACTGTCATATGTTGTTGCAAAGTTTCCTACTATTACAGGAATTCTATTAAATTGCTGACTACCGAATGCACTAAATCTTAACACAGGCGGGGGAGTGCCAGCACTAGGATTAGCTTTTATATCTTTAGTACCATAGTACATTTTAGTAACACTACGTAAAAAATGTATCACTCCTAACACATATGCTAGTTCTTCTCGGGTAGTTTGTGCAAACTGTGCAGTAACTTGAATTTGAGCACTAGGTGTGTTTCTATAACTATGATACGAATAATTTGTATGAACTAAGTCGTATGTATTATAGTTTACACTTTGTTGGTATGAAATATCAGGCTGATTAGGAAATAATATTCCTCTATTAGTTGTCAATGATACTGCAGGTCCTTGACAGTATAAATCAGGTCTGCCTGTTTCTAATCTAGCTCTGTTATCACTGATCGCCATTTAACTTATCCAATACAAATTCAAATACTTCTGGATTGAATGCACCAAAGAAATCTTTAAACACACGTTGCTTTTCTGCTGCTTCTAAATCCATACGCATAGCATTACGGAATGTAGTTGCACTGCGTCCATCATCTTTAACAGGAACAGTGTAAATGTATCCTGCTTCATCACCTGTTGTTAGCGTTTCACCGTCTTTGTACATTCTGAGATAGCCACCGGTTTTTAAACGTCCAGCATCTTTTTCACTAAACACAAGTAAGATAGCAGTGTTAGAAGGATCTTTTCCTGTTAAACTTACATCTGGTTTGTAAGGCTGTGTGTTTAAAACTTTGTCAGCTGGTATATTAAACATTTTGTTTGCAATCATTTTCTTTTCATCAAATGTAAATGGGTCTTTGTCGGGCGTTGCAGTTTTACTAACTGTAGTAGCGATAAATACGTTATCGGAACCAAACTTACGAACAAGGTCCATATATACTTGAAAATGTCCACTATGCATAGGCTGAAATCTACCGCCGTAAAATACAGCAA